GTTGATATTGCTTTGGGAATCATTATGGAACGTGATGCTTATCCTGATTGGATACTTCCAGCCTTGCCTAATCGAATAGACAATATCCCCTACGAAGATGAGGATGACGATTAAGCGAACAGTAGTTATACCCGACCTGCAAGTGCCTTATCATGATGCACACGCAGTCCGTAACATTGCTAGTTTTTTGAAAGTCTTTAAGCACGATGCAGTCGTGATTCTGGGTGATGAAATTGACCTTCCACAAATCAGTAAGTGGGAAGAGAATAAAATGGGCTGGTTCGAGCAGACCCTAGACCAGCATCGTAATGAAGCCGTGGAAGTTATCTGGTCGCTTACCCAGTATGCCAAGGAAGCCCATATAACCCGTAGTAATCATACGGATCGTTTATACAACGTCATCATGCGCAAGATACCTGCGTTCCTAGCCTTGCCAGAACTACGCTATGACAAGTTCATGAGATTCGATGAGCTAGGCGTGACCTATGAGAAGAAGCCATACGCCCTTGCTAAGGGTTGGATAGCCATCCATGGAGACGAAGGAAGCATCAGCCCACACGCCGGTATGACCAGCCTCACACACGCCCGCAAAATGGGCTTCAACGTAATTTGTGGGCATACGCATCGTGCTGGTCAGAGTGCGTTCACAGAGGCTTCTGCGGGGGTTTTAAGACGTGTTCATAGGGGCGTGGATGCCGGACACCTAATGGACTTGAAACAGGCTCTATACACCCGAGGAACGGCTAATTGGCAGCAAGCCTTCCAAGTCATGACCGAGGATGCTAAGGGTGTCCAGATTGACATGATAAACATCGAAAAGGATGGCACGTTCATAGTCCATGGGAAGCGTTATGGACGCGCCCGCTAGCATCGCAATCCCAGAGCTGGGCGATGAATCTGTGGATAACTTCGTTATAAAACTGTTACCTAAAATTGCTGGGTGTCGGGTCAGATAGGGCGTATTGTTCTTCTTGTAGCGGAGATACCACTACGGAAGGGCTCAAAATGAACAACATTTACACAGACGTTAACGGCAATAACTTTGGATCCATTAAGCGTGCTGCTCAAGTAGCCAAAGAACTTAATGCAAATGCTGTTGGTGGCATTTGGACTCATGAGATTGACAAGAACAACAACATCTATCTTTGGTTTCAAGAGTTTGAACCAGCAAAGGTAGGTGCATAATGAATATGGATCATGCACTACTCGGCATGGCAGTAGTTAGCGGATTATTTGGCATGAGGTCTGGCTTTGCCTTCCCAGATAAATCCCTGTCAATGTCAATGGCTCTGACGATGCCCTTTGCATCAGGATTGTGGTCAGAAGGATTAAGTGAATGAGCGAGATTGCCGATCCAGCCATCCGAGGCTCTATCGCGGTCTGGGTAACTATCATCGACCTGCTGCCTTAACTGCTGACCCGCTTTGCATAACTTAGGGCTCATGCCAATAAGAGCTTGGCTTCGTCTGCTGTGATGCCTAGACGATCCAATAGCGCAGCCTTAGCTGCTGCATTGGCTTGCGCCTGTGCTTCTTCTTCTGCCTTCTTCTCGGCTGCTAACTCTGCCTGATAAGCAAGTTCTGCTACCTCGGCATCGGTAAGTTCGATGACAGTCTCTTCGCCTGTCTCGCAGTTGATTTCGATTCGTGTTGGATTAGGCATTTTTGACTCCATATAGGTAGGCGGTTGAGTATTGGTTTATTGAACTGGCTGTATCAGGTGTGAGGGTGATTTGATTTATTGCTGCTGTATTTGACCAAAGACCAGCAAATAAAAAGTTATACCCTGCCGTTGCATTGTTTTCTGATACCGCATCCGATGAATACGATTTATTTGTGCTGCCTGCATAGTTAGGAATGTAAATCTCAAAATTAGAAAATGTGCTGGCAGTTGCTCCAGTAGCAGCAGCCAATCCAGCCCAACGCGCAATAGTCGAAGATTCAGAACCTACGCTTGAGCCGTTGCCGTAAATATCGCGAGCGGTAAATGAACTTGTTGAGCCGTTAAATGAGATTTTAATTCCATCAAGAGGACCCGCGACTGTCACTCTAAAACTGCACTTGACTACCAAATCCGTATAAGTGCTTGGAATACTTGTAAAGTCAATGCTAGCCGCCCCACCTGAACCGACTGTAGAAGAAGCGATTAATTCAAATGTATTTGGCATTATGCGCTCGCAATTCCGTAAAGGGTATAGATAGAGCCGCTGGCAAGGTTTGTATCTGATGAAACTGTGATTGAAGTAATTGCAGAAGTAGAACGCCACAATCCAACGTTTGCCCACGTTCCATAAGAAGCATCACCAAAGCGAGCAAGTCCAGTTTTATATGTTGTCGTATTAGAATAATTTTGAATCTGAACTATTGTTGGAGTTGTATTTGTGCTGCTTGAATTGTTTGCAACACGCCATTTGGTTTGGCTTGTAGACCTGCCAGAAGTAGCAGAACTTCCATCTCCCAAGAGTATAGTGTAAGAGTAGTTCGAGCCTGTGTCGGAATTAAACTGCAACCAATAGTTAATTCCGTTTGTGGTGGTTGTGCCAGTAATTACCAAAATTAAATCAGTATAAGACCCGCTGATAGATGTAAAGGTGTACGAAGCCACGTTACTTCCCAGCGTGGTAGTGGCTATCGGCGTGTAAGTAGAACCTGCGGGCATTTATCTATCCTTTGATTCCGTAAAGGGCGATGCTTGAATATTGAGCCCAAGAGCCTGATTCAAGATTAAGGTCAAGAGTTGTGATTGCTGCGGTGTTTTGCCAAAGACCACTTACAAGAGCAATTCGACCTGAAGTGTTATTTTGGTCTTGTCCAGCAAGTGAACGAAAAGTCTTGTATTTGTTAGTGTTTGCATAATCTAAAATATCTACAATTGAAGCACCGAACGCGCTAGCCGTACCAGTTGAACCCACGATTGCAGAAATACCAGCCATATAATTATTCACGCCTACACCTTGCGAACTTGCGGCGGCTGCCGATGCTGCGCTACCTGTTCCGATAAGCGCGTGGTTTGCATAATTTGTTCCTGTATCTGAATTAACTTTGACAGTAATAGAAACTCGGTCTGCGCTGCTACTTAAGCCACGCCCAAATATCCTTAATTGCAAATGCTTGTAAGTGCTAGGGATTGAGGTGAATCCAACAGAACTAGAGCCACCTGCCCCGACTGTCACTGTCGCAATAGACTCATAGGAGTTGGTTACGGCTGGCGTACCTACTCCATGAATCGCAGCTATTTGATTAAGCAATTGCGCCTACCACGTACCAAGTGTCTGTCGCTGTCTTGATGCAGACGGCAGACTTGTACTGTCCAAGGGTAGGAGCGGCGGCTACTGCGCCCGCTGATAAGACTGTGGTTGTGCCAGATGTGACCGCGCTGATCGTGCAAGTGCCCACCCCAATGTTCAGGACTGTGATGGCTGTGCCTACTGGGAAGGCTACGCTGGCATTGGTAGGAATCTTAAAGGCAATAGCTGTTGCCTTGTTCATAATCTCAAGGGCTTGGTACTGATCTGCTAGGACTGCTGTGTAGTCGGCTGTGTTGGCCGTGCCTACTGTAAAGGTTGGAAGGCTGTTATAGGTAGCCGCTGTTAATACGTCTCCTGTTGTGACTGGAAAGGTTGCCATTATGCTCCTAATAACTCAATGTAGATGTGCCGATTATACCGTATGTACTGCTTCCAATAATGAAACCATCCACTATTGGCTCAAGCGTGGTTATTGCTACTTGCATCTTGTTAGCTGTTATATCCCAAGCGAAGCCCTGCGCCTGTAGAACTTTCTGTATTGTCGAGCCTGATTCTGTGACGTTTGTGATGTCTAGGTTGTCGAAGTAATCAAGCCCAATAAGGGTGTCAGTTGGTACTGCTGGGTCTAGTAAGTCCACCAACATCTCGTCAATACGGATCGTAGTTTCCTTGCGGGTATTCACATAGTTCTGGGCGATGCCTAGCACGATGTCATCTGTCTGTGCCACGAGGTTCTCTTGTGTCAGGCTGTGTGGGAAATACTTGTCAATCGAGGACTGGCTATAAACTGTCTGTGCTGTGCCGTCTACGCGATTGAACTTGACATCGTTAATGATGAGCTTGTCATCAAAGGCATACTTAACGTTTCTGTATGGGATGCCTGTGGTCTGGTTAAAGGCAATAGAAGGCTCACCAAGGCTAGATGTAACCTCTGTGCGGTTGAGATATACGGCTGTGCCGTCTGCGCTCATGTAAAACGCTCCTAGACCTTCAGAGAACTCTGCGTTTTTAATCGCATCTAGGGTAGAGCGGTTGGTCGCAGGATCAGCCACGCAGGTCGAGACTCCAGTAGAGATTGAGCGCATGGATGCAGGGAAGCTGACATTGTCCAGAATCTTGTTAATGCGTGTGCCTGTGTCTTGCCCTGCTGCTGTGTCTGGGATAGTTCCTACGTTAGACATCTGCAAGAGACGGAAGCCATCGGTACACATAATGTCCACATAGGCAGTCTCCTGACCTACAGGGAAGGTGTAGCGGTAGTCATTCACATAGCCAGAAAATAGGAAGTGTTCTGCTGTCGCTGTAGTGGCAGAGATACGCAGCTTACGAAGTGGCACAAGATAGCCAAAGTAAGGGCTAGAAGGGTTCTGCGGGTTGAAGTAGCCTAGCGGGTCTAGGACTCGCACAATGGCTGTGCCAGCATCGTAGGTGTCTTTCATGACGTTACGACCACGCCTAATAGAGATGCTATACACGTCTGGCGTTAAATCAACTGTTGGGATAATGACATCGGATGAGCCAAAAGAATTGACCCCGATGACTCCGTTATCTGGTGAGCCGATGACGAACCCCGAACCAAAAGTTGCTCCGCCAGAGAAGTCGAAAGAGACGGCTATCTGTGCGGGTAGGCTCATAAGAAGAATCCAGAGTAACGCTCTAGTTGTGCCACCTTGCCAGAAGATAGAGAACTGTTCTGTAGGTTGCGGGCGATAGTCTCGGTAAGGTCTTGCTCGGAGATAACTGATCCTGCAACGTTCACCACAACTGTGCTGCCAGCGTTAGGGTTGTAACTTAAGCCAGTCATCTGGTTGTAGGAAATCATGCCGTCTGAAGGGTAAGCAGATACGTTTGTCGCTGGTGGCGTTGGAACGCTTGTGTTGCCTTGTGGCGATGTAGGTACTGGCGCATTAGTCATAATGGCTGCTGCTTTGCCAGCCAAGTAAGACAGGTAGGCATCGAGATACTCGAATGGGTTGCGAGCGTTAGGCAAGGCGGTTAGAAATCTAGCAAGGTTGCCTGAAGCATCCTGCGCCTTAAGAATCTGGTTAGTGAGGTCTCTGGCTACTGCTTCGTTGCCATTAAGGATTGCAAGCTGCGCCTGTACGCGCATTGTTTCTTCTTGGGTAAGTTTGCCTTTAAGAGCTGCTACAAGTTGAACCTGTTCTAAGTCAAAGATTGAGGCAGACTTCTTTAGGCTGTTCTGCTTCTTCTGCTCGGCTGTCAGAGCCTTTGTAGATGCAACCTGCTTCTTAGTTAGGGCTGCAACTTCCTTGGCTCGCTTAGCGGCTGCCGCCTCTGCTTCGCGCTGTTGGCGTGTGCGGATGGCTGTACCTGCTGGTGAAGCTGAACGTCCGCGAGAGACTGTAGGGGTGCGGTCAAATGTTCTGGCTAGTAAGCCATCTGCGCCAGTTAGACCACCAAAGGAAGTGAGGAAATCAAGACCTTTGTATAACTTGGTTAAGCCGTTAATGGCTTGGGCTGTAGCCATGGTTATGGCGTTGATGCCTTTGGCGATATTGTCAATAGTCTTAGCTGCATCGCTGGCTTGTGATCCACCACCAAGGACTGCAAAGGCGTTTATCAAGCCTTCACCGATTGACTCCTTTGCTCGCTCTGATGAGACGCGCAGAGTGTCTAACTTGAATGATGTAGTGGTGAGATAGTCCTGCGCTGCGCCAGCGGACTTAGCCAGCATGATGCCAAGGATGTCGTTGAATGACCTCGTTGTGAGTTCTGCGCGGGTAAGTCCTGTGTTGTACTTGATAAGTCCGCGAGTGATGCCTACATAGCCTTTGCCTAGGTCTGTGGTGACTGTGGCTAAATCTATGCCTGTAGCTCGGCTAATCTGGATAGCATTGTTAAGCAGCTCTTGAGACTTGGTAAGTGATCCTGTGATGTTGAGTAAGGACTGAAAGGCTGGGCGTAATACGTCATCTGATATTGCCGCGCTTTGTTCTAGACCAGCAATAAAGGAAGCAACCTGCACTTTGCTAAATGAAAGTCCTAGGTTATCGACTGCGCTGGATAGTCTGCGAGCTGCTGCCTCATCCTCTGCAAAGGCTTTAACTGCTGCCTTGCCATAGGCTGCCATAGCGGATGCGCCGAGGGTAATACCTAGAGTCTTGCCAAGTTGCTTAACTGTCTTATCAAGACGCATGGCGGCATTGTCAGCATCCTTAAACGCCTTCTTGCCTACGAACTCCGCCGCTATATCGACTCTTAAGTCTGCCATTACTTCTTCACCTTTGCATTGAACTTAGCGGCTGAACGCTCGATAGCCTTGATTACTCCTGCTGTGGCTTTGCCCTGATCTTCCTCGAAGGCTCTGAAGATTGCTCTACCTGTCATCTTCTGTTTATCGCCTTTAAGTTGTCCACCTAGGCGTGGCGTAAAGTTGCCTGTAACGCCTGACTTTCGTCCGGCAGTTTCGTAGATTGCGCCTGCTGCGCCTTTGTTAAATATAGATGCTAAAGCCCTGAAGCCTGAACGATTGGCTTTGCTAGGGCTTGTCTTGTAGCTGATACTGCGGCGGGCGATAGTGGCATCGTAGAAACGATTAGCCCAGCGACCTTTGGCGTTAGGACGCTTTAACCATCCGCTTGGAGCTTCTGCGTTTGATGGCAAGTAACCGCGAGCGTCCTTAACTACTGGCTTAAGAAAAGCCGTAATCTCTTTGGTTGTCTCTTTGGCTAGTTCTGGCTCAAACTGTCGCAAGGCTTTACGATAAGCGATTACGCCTTGGATTTTTGTTGGCATCGCTTCGCTCCTTTGCTATGTCCTTTAATACCTGTACATGAGCCTTGAAAGCCATCGGAGAAAGTTCCACGATGGTGTTGAACGGAACTCCATACTCGTAACTTAATCTAGCCGCGAGATAGGTGAGGGAGTTCCGATCTAACCTAAAGGGTCAGACTCTAAGACCTCAACTGACTTGAGAGTCTCTAGGAATCCTTCCCCAAAGGGTTTGACTGTTTCACCCGAACGTCTAATTGCTTCCCAGCAGAGCCAGTACACGTCTGACTGCTTCTGATCTTCAATTAAGGCTTTGTGAAAGCCCTTCTTGGCGTATTGCTCAAAGCTGTACTCCAAGACTGGAGTTATTTCAAACTCCTGCACTTGTCCGTCAGCCCTTGTTACTTTGAGTTTTGCCATAGCCCTTTTCTCCTTCTTACGCTGTTGTGATTGCTACTGTACCAGAGACGTTCCAAGTTACAGATTGTGTGCCAAGGTCTCCAACTGCGCCGTTGATATCGGTGAGGTTATTGACTAGGCAGGTCATTGTGTAAAGTGGGTTTGTCGCTGATACTGCGCTAGATGTCTGCTTGGCTGTAACTGTTACGTTTGTGCCGTAAGCAGCCTGTAGTGTCTGCAAGACTTCGCCTGTGGCTGTGTCGTTGAGGAAGTCGATAGTAAGTGATGCAGCCTCAAGACCCTTGACGAACTTGTGTCCTGAATCGCCCATCGCTGTTACTTCGAGCTCATCGAAAGTGCGGTTGATTGTTACTGCTGTGACGTGATCAGATAGGTCAACTGAATTGACTGTTAGAACTACGCCATTGTTTAGAAATACTGCCATTTCAGTTATTCCTCATCTTTCTTGGTAGTTGGTTTTGGTGCTGCTTTTACTTCTGGAGTTTGTCCGATTTTCGCAAGAAAAGCGTCTCGCTCCTTTTCCCAGTCGCTCATGACTAGCTCCATTCCGTTAGGGTACTGATTGCGACATCGCAAGCCAGTAAGTCTCCAGTAGGTAGGTTCAGCACTTTAGGGCTGGACACGCTGCCTACGTTGAACACAATGCTCGATGCTTCGAGAAGCTGGAAGAGGCGTACTACATCGTCCTCAATTCCTGCAAGGTTTCCTTGATTGTCAAGTAATGGTACAAGGATAGTAATAGTAAAGTTTGCTAGTGGTGCGATCGCTGTGTAGTCATTATTGCTGGGCACAAGATATGGATCAGCAGGGCTGACAATAACGCTGTTAGCAATAGGCGTAGCAGGTGGGAACGAGAACACGCTCCACTTGCTGTTGTCAGTTAAAGCAGCCGCTATCGTGCTGCGAAGAGTAGTTATCGCTGGCATCAGCCCACCATAGAGTTAGGGCTTAGGTAAGGTGCAAGTAAGCCACGAACGCGAGCCATAAGCTGATTAGACATGGTGTAAGGGCTTGGTGCGTAGCCGTCAATAGATACGCCTTGACCTGTTGGTGCTTGACGTGCTTGCCAGATAGCCACGCTAATCATGAGGCTGGCTTCCTGAATAGCAGGGATAGTTGCAGGATCTAAAGATGTTGCACCTGCTACAGAGCCATAAGGATTTACTGTGTGCTTTGGCTGCACTACGCCGTTGTTAATGTTATAGGTGATTGAATACTCACCAACGCTGGTAATTGTATGGCTGCCGTTTAGATGGGCTTCGTTGCCAGTTACAACTACTGTCTGACCAATATAAAAAGTTTCTCTGATGTCATAATCAAAGTAAAGAGTTGCTGTGGTGGCTGTTGATTCATGTGCCACGTTGTAGGTTGTGTTGTTCCAGATAAAAGGAAGCAGCACGTTATCACTAGCATCGCAGACGGACTGAAGAACGCTGTCAGCATACAAAGTCCCAATACCTAGTGCGGTACGAAGCTCTGCAACTGTAGTGAGTGCCATGATTTCCTTTCTAAAGACTAGGGGAGCTGCAAGGGCTCTGGCAGCCCCCCTAGCGACTTAGTTCAAGCTGATTAGGCTTGGTAGTTGTAGCGGTAAACTCCGCCGCCATCCTTCGCAACGTAAATTGCGAGGTATCCGTAAAGGTTGATTTCAACCTCACCAGATGTAAGAACGTTTACGCGAAGCTGGGTTGTTGGTGACTCCCATGTGTAAACTGATGAAGGTGCGATAAGGAACATTGAATCATCGCCTGTTCCTGTTGTGATGTTGTGATCAACAATGAGGTTTGTACCAAGTACGTCACCGACAACTGATGTTGGGCGAGCTGAACCTGATGTGTTCATTGGTGATGCTGCGTTGTAAAGCGCACGACCTGTTGTGTCAGCATAAGACATAATCTGACCCCATTGTGTAGGTGATGCCACGAGTGCAGATGCGTAATCTCCACCTGTGTTGCCGTAAATCTTTGCAGCGTTTACAGAAATGAATGACTGGAGAGCTGCGGCTGATAGAGCGCGTCCATCATCTTGCTTTCCGTTTGCTGTTAAAGCAGCGATAAGAGCAGCGTCTGTTGCCTTCTCGTATGCCTTGCGAAGTTCTGCCATTACGAGTTCCATGAACGCAGGTGATGAGCGGTCAATCAACTCGAATGAAATGCGCTGTAGACCAGAGAACTTGTTGATAGTTACTGTGTCATAAGCAGAAGTCATGCCTGTTTCAGATGGTGCTGCGCCTTCGTTTGTGTCTGCAACTGTTGGTGCAGTATTTGGTGAAGTTGAGGCATTGGTGTACATACGAGGTACAGTAAATGAAAGCCCTGAATCAACTAATGCGCCACGAGTCGCAGCATTAAACGCTGGTCGACCTGTGAATGTATCTGTGATAAATGTGTTGAGGTGCTGTGGCAATGTAAGACCAGTATTGGTTGTGCTGGAATCATCTGCTGCGCGAACTGTGCGGCGGGCTTCATCGTCTCCGAGTGCTGCCTTGATGTTTGCTTCTAGGTACTGCGCTGATGTGATTGGAGCTGTGCGCTCTTTTGTGTAATGTGATGCTGCAACTGTTGGGCGAGCCGCTTCTTCTGCCGCTGCTTCAACTGCTGGAGCTTCTACCTGTGTGGTATCTTCCACGACTGGCTCGCTTTCTGTTGGTTGGGTTTCAGCAGGGATTACTTCCTCTGCTGCGATCTCTAATACTTGAGCAGACTTAAAGGCTGGCTCGGTTACTAGAGAAACTTCTTTGAGTTTTGCTGCTGTGACTACTGTGTGTCCGTTGCGTGATGGTGCTGATGCAATAATCTCTGCGCCGATTGACAAGCCAGAGACGAGACCTTCTTGCGCCATAACGAGAGCATCGTTGCCGCCTGTAGAACGTGACAACTTGAATGTGGCGTAGATGCCGTCTGGTCGAACTGTGGCTGTGACCATGCGACCAACTGGCTTCTTCATGTCGTGCTGGCTTAGCAGCTTAATCTTTGATGGATCGTCAATCTCGATAGAACCAGCCTCGAATACAACTCCACCGAGATTGGTGTTGCCGACTTCGCCTGTACCCATTGGCACAATCTTGCCGCTGATTTCTCTGCGTTCTTCGCTGCACTCAATAGAGGCTGCCTCGATATATAGCATTTCCATTAACTTAGTCCTTCGCTTCCGTTAGGAGTTAAATCTGTCATTTCCATAGCCTGTTCTGGAGTTACCAAGCCAAGGGCTAGCAACTTCTCCAATACCTGTAGCTCTACAAGTGGGTCGTTCTTTAGGAATGTGTCAAAGACTGCAAAGCGAACTTCATGCCCTGATGTAGAGATGTCATCCATAGATAGACGTGCCTGAACTGCTTGTACATAAGGCTCGATGCTTAGCGCGAAGAACTGCTTGCGCTCATCTTGCACGTTAGCGTATGTCATAGTTGTGTTCTGATCTGCTGACAAGTAGTAAGCAGGAACATTCATAGCGCGCGCAATTTCAGTTGAAAGGTTCTGAATCGCCTCGTTATACATCATGTCTTTTGGCGAGAACTGTGTGGACTGGAACTCTAGGGTGCTAGTGAGATAGGCAGTAGAGTTATTTTGGCGGCTACGCTTCCACGCAGCTAGCAACCCAGAGACTTCGTTTGGTGGTAGGTCTGCGCCTGTGTTCTTCAAAATGCCGCTAGACATTGGGGTAGCAGATGCGATAGCAGCAGCCTTGTTAATGTCAATCGCTGACTGAATAGTGCGACCAGCGCGTTCTAACACGCCCTCATCGAATCCCTGAATAGTAACAATGTCGTTCATGCTAATAGGTGCAGCATCGACATAATACTGGGTGACGTAGATGCCTTCGAGGTCAGTTGTGAATGTAACGCGTGAGTTAGCAATCCACTCGAACTGTGATGGTCTTCCATCTTCTGCATAACGCTCTGTTACTCGCAAGTAAGATACGCCGTAGAATAGAAGGCTATCTACGATCCATGTAAGGGTTACAAATGATGGCTGGTTGCCTGAAAGTTGGTTGATCCACTTAGGTGCAGCAATCTTCTCGCCTGTTTTCTTGCTGTAATACTCAAGCGGGATAGATGCTACTGTGCCACAGATTAGGTTGCGGGCTCTTGCCACGCTAGGAACTGACATCGCATCCTTGCGAGACACGCGAAGAGTTAAAGAGCTGTAGATGGATGGAAGGTTCTCACCCATTACTTGTGGAGCGGCTTGCGCTTCCAAGATTTGCGGCTTACGCGAAAAGATGCCCATAGGAGTGTAATTATACACTACATATAGTTTATTCTGTGTATATAGCCGCTACCTGTTGTGGTTTGTAAAGCATATGGACAACCATTGCGGTAGCAATAGCACCAGAGACATCGCCCGCGCTCTTGCGCTTTACAATACGCCAAGCCGAATCATTGACCTTAGCTGCGCAGTTATTCATCTGCTGAATCCAGTTACTTTGACCTGCATGGACTAGTCGCTTTGAGTTAAGGGCATCGTTTAGATCCCCACAAGCCTGATAGAAGGATGCGCCAGAGATGTCTTGGACTATCTGCCCAGCGTTAGCCAGCTTGTCCGCAATGGACTGGGCTGTGTACTTGTCATAGCAGATTTGTCGAGGTCTGTAGAGGTCGGCGTGTGCCTTTATATCGACTGCAATCTTTAGATCATCAACTGCTACTTGTGACTCCCACGTTTGTAGGATTCCAACTCCAATGCGACCATCTGGGAGTATTTGCCCAGCAACCAGACTCGCATTTCTACGAGACGGACTGACATCGAATGCAAAGACAGTATAGCCGCCCACAGGAATCGTGAGCGTTGAGTCGCTCGTTTCTTCAAGTATCCCATGAGCCCACGGACTAGATAAACTGTCAATCCAAGAACACAACAACTCTGTTCTAGTGTTTTCAATAGGGCTTGTCGCCACAGCTTCTTCAAGGGCTTCCTCACTTATCGTATATCCGAGCGCAGGGTTCGCCATAGCCCATGCGTTGCGATCCGTAATCTTGCAATATTGGGGTGCGCTGTACTCGTAAAAGCCAAAAGACTTAGGTGGGTTCTCCAACGCTCTTTCTCTCATGCCATTGAGTACTACAGAGAAAGCATCTCCTGCATTTGATGTAAGCAGCGTTTGAGAGTTTGGGCGCGCTCTAGTTGTTGGGATAGCGGCTCGAAAGCCCTCTTCGTTGATTTCTCGGAGCTCGTCAATG